TTTTTGTGAGCGAAAGGACACCACCGACCCCCCGTTCCTTTTCTAACCCACAAAATACCTCGATCAGCCACGATCAGACTGGATCAGATTGATCAACCTTGAAACGGGCGAGATAAGCGTGGATCAGGCTCAATCAGAATTAGGAGGTGTGCAAACACCGCGTATTCACTCTCCTTTGAATGATTTGCCCACAAAAGGGCATGAAATGATTGATTTTGCTAAAGAGATCGGTATGCCGTTAATGCCGTGGCAAGAATTTGTGGCTATTCATGGTCATAAGATCAAACCAGATGGGCGTTGGCACTCGCAACTCAATAATCTTCTCCTAGCTCGTCAGAATGGAAAGAGCACATTTATGCTTTTGCGTATTTTGACTGGCATGTATCTTTGGGGAGAAAATTTGCAGCTGTCATCAGCTCACAGATTAACTACATCATTGGAAACTTTTAGGCAGATGGTTGGCATAATTGAGAACAATGACAAATTAGCATCTGAGGTAAAAAAGATTAGATGGCAACATGGAGCCGAAGAAATGGAATTAAAGGGTGGTCGAAGGTTTGTTGTAAAAGCAGCCAACAATGCATCTCGCGGAATTTCAGCTCCATCAACAATTCATCTCGATGAGTTACGCGAATATAAAGATGAAGATGCTTGGTCATCTATGAGATATACAATGATGGCATCAAAGAATCCTCAAGTGTGGACTTATTCAAATGCTGGAGATCAACACAGCGTTATCCTCAATAAACTTAGGGAGCGTGGACTTGCAGCATCCACGAATCCATCCGACACGATAGGTTGGTTTGAATGGAGTGCCGAACCTGATTCACCGATTACCCTTCCGTCAGGTGAAATCAATTGGAAAGCATTTGCTCAAGCCAACCCATCGCTGGGTATTACAATGCATCCAGATAACTTAAAAGCTGTTATTAATGATCCACCTGATATTGTAAAAACTGAGGTAATGTGTTTATGGGTTGATACTATAAATTCCGCTATTGATGCTCAAAAGTGGGCAATGTGCCAGATAGATGCAATTCCGCTAGATCCTGAACAACCTACTTGGCTTGGCTTAGATTTAAGTCCAGATCGTAAATTTGGTGCGTTAGTTGCTGCTCAAAGATTATCGGGTGAAAGATTTTACATTCAATTGCTTCATACTTGGTCAAACGATTACAGCTTAAACGATTTAGCAGTCGCAAACGATATTGCGCCCTATGTTAGAAAATACAACACTCAAACTGTGGCTTATAGCAAAAGAACCAGCCAAGCAGTTGCCAGCCGTCTAAATTCTGCCGGAATTCAAGTTACTGACATGGATGGAGCAATATACGCGGAAAGTTGTGATCGATGGCTTGGAGCAATTAACTCTCACAGGTTGCAGCATTCTGGACAAGAGGAATTAACTCAACAAACTCTATCAGCTGCTAAATTGCCATTTGGCGATGGATCTTGGATTATTGGAAGGAGGGCTAGTAGGGTCGCTGTGTGCGCAAGTGTGGCATCAGCATTAGTTACTTATTTTGCGACACAACCCAAAACAGAAACAGACATACAAATCGCTTAAACTAGACTTTATGGTATATTATGTGCTAATGGGATTATTTGATAGATTTCTGACAAACCAGACACCAACAATTCAAATGGATGTCGCTGCTGCTAACACTCCTTACAATTTGCAATCAGCTGTTGGTGGATTATTTTATGGAGCACAAACTGCAACGCGTGAACAAGCAATGTCAGTTCCTTCAGTTGCAAGAGCAAGAAATATAATTTGTTCAACAATCGGATCATTACCTTTAGAAACATATAATCATTTTACAAAAGAACATTTAGATCCAAACAGAGTAATTATGCAACCAGATCCAAGAATTGCTGGTTCTGCTATTTATGCTTGGATTGCTGAGGATTTATTATTTCATGGCGTTGCTTATGGTCAAGTATTAGATGCTTATGCTGCATCAGATAATAGTCGAGTTCGTGCATGGACAAGAGTTGCACCTGATCGAGTTACTTACAATCTAAATGCAAATCAAACTGAAATTACTTCATACATGGTTGATGGAATGCATGTTCCAGCATCAGGCATTGGATCTTTAATTGTATTTAGTGGATTAGATGAAGGTGTATTAAATCGCGCAGGTCGCACAATAAGAGCTGCTCAAGAATTAGAAAAGGCTGCTGAATTATACGCTAAAGAGCCAGTTCCAACAATGGTTTTAAAATCCAATGGAACAAATCTTGCACCAGAGCGAATTACAAAACTTCTTGAGAGTTGGAAAATTGCTAGAAACACAAGAGCAACTGCATTCTTAAATGCTGATGTCGAATTAACAGCATTAGGCTTTGATCCACAAAAATTACAATTAAATGAAGCACGCCAATACCTTGCAACAGAAATTGCAAGAGCAGTTGGCATTCCGGCAAGTTTCTTGTCTGCTGAAACAACCAGCATGACATATAGCACGACTGTTATGGAAAGAAAAGCCCTTATTGATTTTAGTTTAAGAAATATCATTACTCCAATTGAACAAAGATTATCAGCTGCTGACTTTGTGCCAAATGGTGTTGAAGTTCGATTTGATATTGATGATTTCTTGCGTGGCTCAGCATTAGAGCGTGCGCAAGTTTATGAAATCCTAAACCGCATCGGTGCAATGAGCATCGAACAAATCCAAGAGGAGGAGGACTTAATCCGATGAAGATTAACTTCCCAATAACAATAACCGCTGCCGATACAAACAAAAGAACTATTTCTGGAACTATTGTTAGTTGGAACGAAGCAGGGAATACATCAGCAGGAAAGACTGTATTTGCTAAAGACAGCATTGATTTTTCAAAGCCTGTCAAATTGCTATTAGAGCATGACAAAACACGCCCACTTGGCAAGTTAATTGATATTACTGCAAACGATCAAGGCTTAGAGGGAACATTTAAGTTAGCGAAAACTTTCGCAGCTGATGATGCTCTTGAGGAAGCAGCCACAGGATTAAGAGATGGATTTTCTGTTGGCGTAATGGTTGATGCATGGGATAACAAAGATGGCGCAATGGTTATTTCAAAAAGTTCTTTACAAGAAGTCAGTTTAGTGTCTGATCCCGCAATTGCCTCAGCAAAAGTTGAAAGCGTAGTTGCAACAAATACACCAGAGAATTCCGAAGCAACCGCTGAGGATACAACAACACAGGAGGACAAAGTGTCTGATATAACTTCAGATGCTCCTATCGCAACCGAAGCGGTAGAAGCTGCAAAGTCTGAGCCTGTGGCAGTAGTAGCAGCGCAGTCAGTTGCTTACACAAAGCCACGCTCACCAATCAATTCAAAAGCAACTTACTTGGAGCACTCAGTTCGTGCTGCATTAGGTTCAGAGGAAAGCCGTCAGTATGTAATGGCTGCCGACACAACCAGCAACAACTCTGGTTTAATTCCAACTCCACAATCAACTGAAATCATCAACGGCATTTCAAATGCTGATCGTGGTTTAATTGACGCACTATCTCGCGGAGTTCTACCAGCATCAGGAATGACTTTTGAAATTCCTAAAATTACAACTGCTCCAACAGTTACACAAGAAGCTGAAGGCGCAACAATTGATACAACAGATCAAGCATCATCATTTGTTCAGGTTGATGTTAAGAAATTTGCTGGCGGACAAACATTCTCAGTTGAACTTCTTGATCGTTCATCACCAGCATTCTTTGATGAGTTAGTTCGTCAAATGGAATATGCTTATGCAAAGACAACTGATGCTTATGTTGCAGGAGTTCTAGGATCATCTTGCGCATTAGCAACAGCTACACAAGACAACACAGCAGCAGGATTGCTTGGTTACACATCAGCAGCAGCAGCAAGTGTTTATTCTGGCTCACTTGGATTTGCTCGTAACTTAATTGTTAACAGCACACAATGGGGCAACATCATGGGCTACAACGACAGCGGTCGCCCAATCTACAATGCTTCACAACCTCAAAATGCAGGCGGAGCAGTTTCAGCTCAGAGCCTTCGTGGAAATGTTGCTGGCTTGGATCTTTATGTTTCTCGCTCACTTGATGGATACACAACTGGTGATCAGTCAATGATCGTAGTAAATCCAGATGCATTCACATGGTACGAAAGCCCACGCTTACAACTTCGTTCAGACATCACAGCAACTGGTCAAGTATCTGTTGCTTACTATGGCTACGGCGCATTAGCAGTTAAAATTGCTGGTGGCGCAGTTTGGTTCAACAAGAACTAAGTAAGCCCTTAATGCCTACTGGTGCTCCCGCTGGTAGGCAGCTATAAATGGGAGTCAAAGAGAGGAATTTATGCCAACAATTATCACCGCAACTCAGTTGCGATCCGTATTGGGTGTAAGTTCCTCTCTTTATGATGACACTTACCTAAACCAAATCATTGACACAGCAGAAACAGTTATTCTGCCAATGCTTGTTACATTCAAAAGCCCAATTGAGAAAGTATCGCTGACAGATAATGTCGCTACTTTTACTACACTAGGAATACATGAATTCACCGAAGGACAATCAGTCATCATCACAGGATGCGGATCACCATACAACGGAACAAGAGTTGTCTTGGCAGATAATCTTGGACAATATACCTTTTCGCAATCGATCACTAATGCCGACATACTCGAGGCTAATGTCATCCCATCCGGAGTTGCTGCCCTTTCTGGCGGATCAACTTATGTTGGAAATGCAGCTGTTCAATCAGCCGTTTACACAGTTTCAGTTGAAGTCTTCCAAGCAAGACTTGCAGGCGGAGGACAAATCGAAGGAGTAGATTTTACTGCAACTCCTTTTAGAATGGGCAGATCATTATTTAACAAATGCGTTGGATTGCTTGGCTCATATATTGACACCGAAAGCATGGCGCAATAAATGCCTAATGAAACAATCCTTCAACAAATCCGCACGCCTTTAGCAACTGCCTTATCTAGCGTTGCTGGAAATGTTTATGCATTCGTGCCTGAAACAGTTATTCCTCCAGCTGTGGTTGTTGTTCCAGATAGCCCATACCTAGAATTTGAAACAATAAACAAAAGCAACATACGAGCAAAAGTTAATTTTACAATCTCAGTTGCAGTTGCATATAACAGCAATCCTGCATCACTCGACAATATCGAGCAGTTAGTTATCAGCGTTCTGGCAGTAATTCCAGTTGGATATATTGTCAGCTCGGTCGAAAGACCAACAGTTACCACAGTCGGAGCATCGACTTTGCTTATCGCAGATGTTCGAGTATCTACCTACTACACACGCACAGTCTAAGGAGAAATAATGGCAACCACAGTAATCACCGGTCGCGATATTTCGTTGTCTTTCACAGGTGGAACAGACATCGAAGCACAAGCAACCAGCGCAATCTTAACAAAAGTTTTAGAGCGACAGACCTATCAAACACTTGATGGCGAGGCTTACAAAACCACAAATGTATCAGCTACATTTGCACTTGAAATGTTAGCCGATTGGGGCAAGACAAGTTCCGTATGTGAGGCACTATGGACTGCATGCGATAGT